GCCCCACATGGCGACCGGTTCGGCGCCCTCCAGCGCGGTCCAGGCCTCGACCGAGTAGCGCAGCCCGATCGCCAGCGCCTCGCGCGGGGTCACGCCGCGCTCGGCCAGTTCGGCGACATGATCCGGCCGCAGTCGTCCGGCCATTGCGTCGATGTCGGCTGCGCACGCCGTGCGGATGACAAGGTCAGGCAACCGTCAGCTCCGGCACCACGCCCAGAATCGTCGCCGGCACCGGGTCCGTCACCTGAATCCAAAACTGCCCGGCCGTGTCGTATTGCGGGTCCAGTATCAGCCGTTGGTCGCCGGTTACCAGCGGCAGCGGGCCGCCAAGATAGACGTTGCTGTTCCACTCCTTGACCGGAACACACGTCGCGATCGTGCGCCCGGCCTGCACCCCGCGCGTGTCCTTCACCCGCACCGTAACCGCGTCGATCTTCTTCATCTTGCCCGCGATCGAGCCGCCCGGGCCGCCCTCGCCCGTGTCGACCGCCAAGGTCTGGAACTGCGCCGTGAACGGCAGCCCGACGATGACCGAACTCGCCGCCGTCTGCAGGGTGATCTGACCGCCTTCGACGACCTGCCGCGCCATGACGTTGCCGTCGGCGAGGATCGAGACGGTCTTGCCGTTGAGATAGGACAGCCCGGATACGACCGTAACCGGTGCGGTCATCGTCCACGCCCCGGACGCGGTCGGCAGCGTGGTGAAGGTCGGGTCGTTTGGCAGCACCGGGAAAGGCACTGTCACGGTCGCGACGACGCTGGTGGATGGCTCGAAAGCGGTGATGACCGCATGCCCGCCGTTGGCGCGGATGACCGAGCCGACGTTCGCTGCCGAGAACACCGCGGCGTCCGTGCTGAACACCAGCGACGCGCCGGCGACGTTGCCGCCCGGCGCGATCGCCAGATCCGCGGCGGGCTGCGGCTGCGGCAGCGCCAGCCCGCAATCGACGCACCATGAATTCTCGATGTTGGCCGGGATGCCCAGCGCCGCGTTGCCGTCGATCATGCTGCGATCCGCCATGCGCTCGATGCAATAGGTCCAGGCGCCGTTGAGATACCGCTGCACCACGAAATACGTTGCATCGACAGTGCCCTCGCTGACCGTGCAAACACTCTTGAATAGACCGTTGGTGTCGTGCCGGGTCCAGGCGTAGACGTCCTGCTCCTTCATGTAGGAAAAACACAGCAGGATACCGTCGTCGCGGATCGCCCAGATGAGCTTGTAAGGCTCCTCCGCATAGGCCCACTGCACCAGCGTACGGTTGGCGAACAGATGGTTGGACAGCACCGTCATGTCGGTGCCGGTGTAGATGTTGACATAGAAGTTGTAAGACAAATCGCGGACGATACTGCCCTTTGCCTGCACGAACAAAACGTCGTAATTGACCACGATCGGCGGCAGGTCGGAGCAGCCGTTATAGGCCTGCGGCTGAGCGTCCAGCGACGACGGGGTGATGGCGCCCGGAATGCCGCCCTGGCCGACCGAGCCGCCGGAGATCAGCCACGCGCCGCCGCTTGAGAGCGTAACGATGCCGCTGTTCATCGGCACCATGTGCTTGATCGCGTTCACCTGCGTGCTGGCGATCGTCGCGGTGATCGCGTCGGAGGCCTGCACCACCTGGCTGACATCCATGTTCGCGAAGGCGCCGATCTTGGAACTCCAAAACGTCTCCGGGTCGGAGGACGAGCCGGCGAACCATTGCCGCTGCCCAAAGTACGTGGTCACGCCGGGGTTGTTGCCGAATGCAAACGGGTTGGTCGGCTTCGGCGCGGTGGTGGTGAAATCGGGAATGCCGTTGCGGTCGCAATAGCCGGTCGAGGTCGATGCGCCGATCAGGCCGAAGATGCCACCCGGAGGCGCGGCCCCGTTCGGCACCTCGGGCTGGCGGTAGATGTTGTAGAACTGCGGCGCGGCGCCGGCCGGCGCGGTCCAGGTCAGATCCACGTAAGCCTGGCCGTCCTGGGACATGATGCGCGAGCTGGCCGAGGTGGCGAACGCCGCGCACGGCTCGCTTTCCTCGCCGGAGGCGGCAACCGCGGTGATCTGGTAGGCATAGGTGGTCGATGCGGTATCGCCGGAGGCCGGAGTCTCGGTGCTGTGCTCCGGCGTTGCCGTCCCGCCCGACGGCGGTTGCTGCACCGGCACGAAGGAAATGACGGGCAGGGTCCAGTCGGTATCGGAAAAGCGGTTGAGCTGGCGCGTCTGATAGGACGGATGCACCAGGGTGAGCACGTCGGCCGACTGCACGAATTTCAGCAGCGGCAGGTCCGCCAGCGCATAGGGCGAGTCGATGAAATACGGCACCCCCCCGGACAGGATGGCCGCGCCGTTCTTGTAGAACGCGATGTAGCCCGAACCGAACTCCAGCACGTAGGTCTGCAAGGTCGAGAAAGCGAAACGAATGATCCGCGGCGGCAGTCCGCTTCCGGGCGTGGCCGAGATGGCGGCGCAGCGGGTGCCGCAACGGGTGCTCGCACCGCCGCGGTAGTCGACATAGAAATTCCGCAGCGTCGCAGCCCCGACCTTGTACTTCGCGAGGTCGACGCGTGCGTACGTGCTCGGACTGAGCTCGCCGGCCGCGAAACTGGTCTGGAACAGCGACGCGGGCATTTACTGCAACATGCCACGGATCGTTTCAGCGAGCAGGCTTTCGATCAGCGCGTTACCGGCGGCCGAGACGTGCGAGCCGGAGCCGGACTTCGTGAAAATCGGCCAGTTCCATGGACCCGGATAGGTGATGTCGTAAACCGGCAGTGCGGTTGGGTTCAGGACTACGTCGCAGGCCCCGGGTGTCGCGATCAACGACGCCTGTAACAGCACCATTTCAGAAGACTGGATTGCCGTGACGTTCTTCTGGATTTCGCCGGCACAAATCGTTTTCCAATTCGCCGCGTGATAATAGCCGGCCACGGTCTGGATCGCGGCATATTCGGCCGTGTTCGACCCGACCGTCGACAGGGAATTATACTCGCCGAAGATCAGCCCGAGATCGTTGGTCGGCTTCCCGCTATTGAGATACAGCAGCGGATTGTACAGATTCCCCTGCGTCAGGAAATTCGGCGCGGCATAGCTGACATACGAGGATCCCGCCGCGGTCTTGTTGGTCACAACGATGTCGTCGCGGCCAAGGATTTTTGTCAGTTCGGCAGGCACATCTTGCAGGAATGGCGTCAGGAAGCCGGACATGTTGCTCGCCAGAAGCGGCGTCACCACGGCGCCGATGTGCCCGTCCATCTGAAAATGATGATGCACGGATTGGCGGAACATCTGCGCTTGTGCAGGCGTCACCGCCCACGGCACGATTGCAACGATACCCTCGAATGCGTCACCGCTATACGAGGGGATTCCGCCAAGCGTGCCGCCCGCGAAATTCCACCCGGCGCCCTGTGCTACGTTGAGTGCGCCGAAGTATGTGCCGCCGTTGGACGATGCCGAGGAGATCGAGCAGGCAGATCCGACTGGCTGATACAGCGCAATGGAATATTGAGCATTGATCAGGGACAGTTGCGCCGTGAGGCCGGCGATCTCGAACGACGGATCAGCGTTAATCGCAGCGACCAGCCGCGCCGTGTAGGCTGTATAGCTTTCGGAACTGCCCGACGTCAGGGACAAGGTATGGCTCGCCGGAATCGCACAGTTCGCGCCTGCCGTCACGGTGACGGTCTGAGTCGCACCGGCGAGGTAGCTGCCGATCAGCAGGTTGACGCTCGGGGCGGGAAAATAGGTGCTGTCCGGCTGCAACACGCCGCCGGACCAAACGCAGCCATAGACTGCCGGCGTCTCGGTAATAATCGGAGCGCCATTGCCGTTCACGCTCGCGTTGCCGGCGGTGTTTTGGTTTTCACAGGCCGGATATTGGTTGGTGTCGGTAAACCCGAAAATCGCCGCTGAAAGGCCTGACACCGGGTTCATCGTTACGAGTGGGCTATAGGCGCCGACATCCCCGCCGCCGACAAAAACCGCCGCATTGGCACTCGCGAGCGTGACGCCTGACGGGATCGTCAGCGACGTTGAAGACGGATACGGATAGCTCCCGGTGCCGCCCTGCGCATTGAACAGCACCGCGACCGAGTTGCCCATGCGGCGCCCGGCGAACAAGACCGGCTGCTGTGCAATGGTCGATTGCGTCGCGTTGTTCCCGTTCGGTCCCTGGTCATACCAGATCGAGATGCCCGGCACCGGACCGTCGTTATAGTTGGCATACGCCTCCATCTGCGCGCCACCGGTGCCGAACGCGACGGCGGTGGCAACGTCCATGGAGTTGTCAGGCAGGTAACCGATGCCCTTGGTCTGCCTGGTGACCGAATTCTGCACCTGCAGCAGATTGCCGGTGTAGCAGTCCGACACGCGGCGCACCGCGTAGAGCGTCGGATAGAGGACGGTCAGGTCAAACGTAGCGCCCGAACCGCTGCCCGATGTCGCCAACTGCGGCGCCGCCGTCGTGGTGGGGTTGCACACGCCAAACATGTTCGGCGTGGTAACGGAAATCGTGGATACCGCGCCGGCCGAAACGGTCACGACCTTGATAACGACGCCGCCTTCCAGCGTGATCGTATCGTTCGCCGCGTACCCGGTTCCGCCGCCGCCCGAATGTGCCGCCGCCGCTGAAACGTAATACCCGAGCACATCGCCCGGCAGAGGGAATTGCTCCTGTTTCTGCCAGATGGCTTGCCCGGAGGCGTTGCTGACGTTGACCCAGGTTTCGCCGTTCGACCGCCACACCATCGACGGGAAAGCACCCGTCGTGACATCATCGGTGCTGCGAGGCTGGCGGTACGGGCTGCCGAGGAACTGGGAGAAACCCAGATTATTCGCTGCGGTGGCCGGCTGCGCCGATAATTGCTGCAGCACACTTTGGCCCGATGCCGGCGGCAGCCATGATCCGGCAGCAGCCGAATACGTCTCGCAGTATCCACTGGTCGTATTATAGCCCGTCGTGCCGTTGTTCACCGCGCCGGACGGCCGCTCAGACGTCCTCCAGCCGGGCACCGCTACGCCCCCGCAGGTGTGAGGCTGCGCCCGCGCGTCAGTGATGCCGCCGGCGACCAGCGCCAGCAGCACGAACAGAAACTTCATGTCAGAAACCTCCAAACAGAGAGCCGAACGGCATCGAAAACCCGCCGCCGGATTGGCCCGGGCCGAGCCAGCGAACGCCATGCCCGGCGGTGATCCACTCCGCCTCGTGGTTCATCACCGTCAGTCCCTCGTTGGCGTCAGCGGCGCGCGCCTCGATCACCGCGTCATTCGCCATCTTGAACCGCTGCGCCGCGAGCTGCTTGTCGCCGGTCAGCGCCAGCGCCAGCTTGCCCGCCAGCGCCTGCACCATCGCGTCGGTGAACAGCGGATCCCAGATATCCTCGATCGCGATGTCGCGCAGGTAGCACAGGATGGCCTGGTCGATGTTCGCCAGGATGCAGGTCACCGGGTTGTTGTTGACATCCAGGTCGGCGGTGACCTGGAACCGCTGCCCGGGCAGCTCCCAGAACGGCAGCGGCGAGGTGTCGGCGAACGGAAACAGCGGCACCGGGCCGGTTTGCACCGGCATGTAGTTGGCCACCACCTTGCGCGCCCGCAGGCAGTCGGCCGGATAGGCGTATTCATACGACCAGCCGGGCGGCGGATAGGCTGTGGACCAGACGCCGGAGGCCGGGACGGACGGCGTTTCGACGGTGCCAGGGGCGCTCTTGAGCAGCGCCAGCGTCGCCGTCGCGGTGCAGAAATTCCACGGCGCCGAGCGGATCAGCTCCTGCCGCGTGGTGGCGTAGCAGAGCGATGCGTTGTTGCTCTCGTTCGATCCCTCGGACATAGACGCGATGGTCGACCGGGTGCCGATCGCTTGCAGCGCCCGGTTGGTCACATCGACGCTGGACGTCACGAGCCGATGCCGTGCGCGCCGATCGTCGCCGTGACGGGTCCGCTGGCGATCGTGCAGAGCACCTCATAGAACACCGGCGCGTAGCCTTGCGCGTTGACGTTCGCGGCGGCGGCGACGAACGGCCCGACCGAAAGCAGGGTCAGGCCGGTTGCCACCAGCGCCGCGCTGGCAAGCACCGTCCACGCGGCACCGGACGACTGATCGTAGCCCAGGATGGTGACGGTCAACGACCCGGCGGCGATCGCCGAGATGTTCACCGCGATCCGCAGCGCCGCTTTCGGATTGTAGAACGGCCCGAAACTGGCCGAGGCCGTCGCGCCGGCCAGCGTGGCCAGCAGCTCGTCGGTGTTGTTGACCAGGGTCGTTACGTCGGAAATGAGCATTTTGTCGGGCGGCATCGTGCTGTCCTCAGTTGCCCGGGTCAGGCGGCCTTGCGTGGTGCCGGAGGCGCCGGCGCACGCGAGACGGCGAGTTGCGCCACCAGGCCCGTGAGCGTGGTCAAAGCCTCCGTCAGGGCATCGAGCCGGGCGGTATCCGCGGCCGGATGCGCCCGCGGGTCGGAGCCCTCTGCCGCCATGCGTTCCAAGGTGGCGAGCATGGTGCCCTCGAACGTCGCCACCACCATCGGATCCCGCCCGAGCGGCAAGTGCCGGGTCGGATCGAGCGTGGCGTTCGGCCGGTCCTTCCAGTATTGCGCCATCCGCTCTTTCGCCGCGTCGTCGAGCGGCTGAAGGTGCGGTCCGGGGATGCCGTCGAACTCGATCTCGGCGCCCTCGGCCAGCAACTCGTAGACCGGCGCCCGCACGCCATAGGCTTTCGCCGCGGTGGAGTCCGCACCCAGCTCCAGCCGCACCACGGTCGGATCGCGGGCCATATAAGCCCCGTTTTCCGTAATGATCTTGTATTTCGCCATCGGCTATGCTCCCGCCGGCCAGGTGAAGCCGGGCGGGTAGAGCGCCGGCTTGTCCATATCCAGGACAATGCCGGCCCAGACGCTCCCGGCGGTGAAGGTCGCGCTGCAGACGTAGTTCAACTGCAGAAAACGCGGCTTCGGGGTCGGCAGGGTGAACGAGGACGCCACCGCCGCGCCGCTGGCCGATGCGTTCGCCGACAGCACCAGCGACGTGGTGCCGCCGCCGCTGACGACGTACGTGCCGGGCACCACGTTCGGGCTGTTCACCGTCGCACCGTCCAGGATTCCGCTGCCCGACGCCACCGTCGCCGCGGTGCTGCCCGCCGTCGTGGTAAGCGTGGTGTTGAACACCGGCAGCGGCAGCTCGGTCACGCTATCGACGGGCTGGAAATAAGGCCGCTCGCCAACCTGTAGCTGTGCCAGCGGCACGGCGGCGGACTGGTCGATGACCTGGTATGCTCCCGGCGCCCCGGAGCCGTTGTCCGGCGCGCCCTGCAACTGGACGGTCAAGGTCGCTGTCGGCGTCGCACTGGCAAAGCTGCTCAGGCAATGCACCATGATCAACGCCCCGGGATAGCCGAACCCGCCGATGTCACGGGCGACGCCGAGGTCGATCTGGTTGGTGGAAATAGCCGAGACGGTCAGGGCGCGTCCGGCAAGAGGATCGAAGAACAGTTGTCCGTCGGTGATCATGTCAGACGACCCTCCCCTCAGTGCTCAAAAGTTGGTCCACGGTCCGGATTGGTAATCCGCAGTACGACATCACCGGTTTGCCGTCCCAGTTCTCCAGGGTCAGAAGCAGATTCGGCTTGTTGTGCATCTGAATGCGCAGCCAGGTGCGGACGATGCGGTTGGCATACAGCACCGACTGATCGCCGGATGCGACGCGGCCGGACGGGTCATTCACCGCGATCGTGCTCGCGGCCTTGCTCATCAGCCGCGGCGGCCGTTCCAGCAGGCGATCGAGCGCATTGATCAGGTTCGGCGCCTGCGTCCCGGCCAAGGTGGTGACATCGATGTTGGCCGCCCGCACCTGGAACCGCCAGTCGGCGACGAACAGCCCGGCTTCCCATTTGAAGTGCGATCGATACGCCTGATACCAGTTGTTGGAGCTGTCCTGCACCGGCCATTCACCCATGTCCTCGTGCAGCAGCCCGGCTTTCTTGCCCTTGGGGAAGATCCCGTGGCAGGTGTCCGGCGACCATGACGCCAGCCACAAACTGGTGTTGGTCGAGGCGACGCCGCCCATGTCGAGCACGTTGTTGGCGGTCTGCGCATTGGCCAGCGTTGCCGTCGCGTAGTACGGCGACAGCCCGGTGAACGTCGCCGGCGAGGTCGGCGCATAGCCGTAGAACAGCATGCCGGCCATGAACTGCGACATGCCTTCGAAGAACCCGCGATCCTGGTTGAGCCGGAACGCCGCGGTGTTGCCGTTCAGATCGGCAAGATCCTTGTCGATCAGGCTGTAGGATTCGAAGTTGCCGCAGGCGGTGGTGATCACCGCCGATGTCGCCTTGGCGTTCGGCACGCCGACGTTGATCGGCCGCGCCGTCGGCGTGGGCAGGGAGGTGCGCACCGTGCCGCGATGGCCGGTGACCAGGTTGCCCTCCACCCACATCATGTCGTCGAGGATTTCGTTAGCCTGGGACAGCAGGTCGATGATGATGGCGGTCTTGCCATCAGGATCCTGCTCTTGCGCCCAGTCCGCGAGGGTCGCGAGGGTGCCGGCAAGAATTGCCACAATAATTTATCCTTGATTGCCGCGGGCCGCGCCGTTGGGCTGGCCCATGGTGGGATACATGAGCGCCGCGCGATCGACCGGGCCGCGGCCGGGAGAGCCGGAGACGAATCCCCCCTCCGTATGGGCGGCGGCGATCTTGGCGAATGCGCTGACAATGGCGGGGTTGTTGCCCGCCCCGGTGTGCAGGAGAGCCTCGTTGAGGGCCTTGCGTTCCGGTGCATTGATGGGTCCGACATAGTCGTCAAACAGCTTGGCGACAGCGGTTTTCACCGCCTCGAACTTCGATCCGCCGATGTCCTTGTCGGCGCGGATTTCCGCCTGCCACCGCTCATTGGTGGCAACCCAGGCGGACATCTGCGCGGCGGTCTGCTCCTTGAGCACCGCCGCGACACGCTCGCCCACCGCGGTGACGATCTTCTGCGCCTGCTCCTGCGGCAGGCCGAGCTTGGCGGCCTCCTCGGCAAAAGCGGACAGCACCGGGGCGTCCTTGTCGATGCCCTCGGGGATCGTGAACGGCGTGTAGACAACGGGTTCGCCCGGCTTGGCGTCAGTGGACTCTACTGGTGCGTCTGCCGTGTCAGACGATTTGTCTGCCGCCCCGGGCGCATCGCCGAGCAGCGTGGTTCCGGCAGGGGCCGCATCAGCGCCCGCAGCAGGTGCTGTTCCTGCCTCCGGGTTGCCACCAGGCGCAGCAGCAGCACCGACAGCAGGAGCCACCGCAGCGGGCGCAGCAGCGGCAGGCGCAACGGTTTCAGACATGGATTATCCTATTTTAAATCTCGGTAGAGGACAGACCGGTGTAGCCGTCCTCGAATTCCTTCTTGG